GTGAACAATTCTAATATATCGTTCAGCAAAATAGATCGGATCTTCTGCGCATTTCATATACTCCTTAAGCATCTCTGGAGTCCATTCAATTGGAGTACCAGATCTTTTAAGTAGTGGATTACCTAAGTAGCCTGTTTCTAACATTATTCACCTTTAAGCATTTTTAATAGATCACTCGTGCTGAGTATCAAATTATTGTTTACGACATTTGTCTGAGCAGCTTCTTTTGGTGCATTGACTTCATCCACTGCATACTTTTTCTTCATGGACATTTCAACAAAGTCTTTATTTGCATCGAGAAGTGTTTTCATTAATGTTGAAGCAACTTCAAATGCTCTCGGAGATTCCGACTGTTTGGCAAGAGACATCATTTCTTTCAGAGCATCATCACCTTGCTCAATGATATTTTTAATATTACCTCTAGCCTGTTCTATATCACGAATTGTTTCACTATCTTCAACTACCGCAGGGACGATATCTGCAGGTTCCTGAATCGCAATTTCAGTTGAAGTTTCTTCATGTTTATCTAAAGCCTCGGATAATGGTTTTAATCCGAGAGCACTAGCAATTTTATCATCACCCATTACGGTTCCTCTATTTCATCTCTAAATATAGTTATAAGTCCCCAATCATCATCTACATTGATAAGTTCGTAATCAACAGTTTCATCAACTGATGTAGTTGGTTGACCATTCGCAGTCAAGCCCGGTTGTATTGTAAACTGCATTTCTGGTTCAGCATCAGCAGTCACTTTAGTATGTGTTCTAACATCAATAAATTTAATGACACTTGATTCTCTTTGAGGTCCAAAATACCAAGCCTTCATAGTAAATGTCAAAGTCCATAAGAGACTTCTTCTTGTTTCAAAATCCGTTTCGTAAAGATCGTCCATGCTTACCGAATTTAAAACTATTGGAATATCTATTGGATCAATATTATCTATAAGTTTGACTGTGTAAGTCCATTCTGGTTTAAAAAATGGAATAATTTGTTCTAGTATTTGTGTACCATCTTCTGCGTATTTAGTCATAATACTGAGAGTAAAGTTTAAATTATAAGGAACACCGACATACTGGAATGACTTTTTATCATCACTGTGAGATTGACCTGAAATTCGTCTCGTTGAATTAATTTTTCTCGAACCGTCATATTCCATATTTGTTATTTCAAATGCCATTCTTGGAAGTGTAATGGCAGTTTTTCGGTTAATTTCTGGATCCTGATTCACACGAGCAAGGAACTTTTGATATGGACCATATGAAATAGGCACAATCATTCGTTGAACAGAATCTCCAGTATTTGGATCATCACGAATAATAGAAATTTTATTAAATGTGGTTCCAAATAGCGCAATATATTTTTTAGTAGTTGCGTTATAGAAGTAATTTACAAATGACATTTATGATTCCAATCTTACCAAGTATCATTGCTCCAAGCAACCCGCTTCCAAATATCATTAGTACCGTTTCCATAATCAGTGATGCAATAATAAAAATGAGTCGATGTAAATGCAATATCACCTTCTCTATCACCTGCAGAACCTAAACTAGATATCGGGAAATTGACAACTCTACCTCCAGTCCATGCTGTTTTTTGTACGGTATCATCTGCAAACTTAACACCTTCAATGATTTCATTCTCATTAATTTCATATCGACTGTAACTAAATCCGCCACCACTATTATTTGCAGTCCAACTTAACCAATGGATTGCATAATATTTTCCATAATCTGGTATATGCATTATTGCTTTTGAACCAGGTACTAAATTATCAAAATCACCTCCATATGCTTGATAAAATGGTATAAATGATCTTGTTTGAATATTACTTAAATCATCCCAACCTTCCAAATTCCACAAAATTCCATCTGGGCTAAGATTTTCATCGAAACTTTCTTCTCTATATGGATTGTAGATACCGCCATCATCACCTCTTGTAATACCAACACCGCCATATTCACCTTCGAGTACAAAAGTATCTATTGCAGAATTTCCTGTTGCATAATCTTCTTTTTCAAAAAAATTCTCGCCTTGTAATATAATAAATGCGGAATTTGTAAGTACTATATTCGTGAATGTAGTAAGTGGCGGATTAAGTAAATTTTGTGTATCAGTAAGATCAGAAATATCTGAAGGAATGAACGGTGTATTTGCTAGATCGTCATAGTTACCTGAAAATAATAAATTTGAAGTATCAGTAAGATCAGTAATATCACTTATTATGACAGTATTAGCATCAACATTATACAATTCAGTAAAATTCTGATTAATTTTTGTAAATGCCGTTCTTAAAGGATCGCCAGTGCGGTCATTGGCAGTTGTCCCTACATTTATGGTTTGTTTAGCCATTTGTTCCTCTTATATTGTGTCTGCAGTGATTACATTATCATCTGCGGTAACTTTAATTGAATCTGCAGTAGTTCCATAATTTGATGGTGGGAATATAGTTTCACTAAATGGATCCAACTCACTGAAGTCTATAATATCATTACCTTTTTCTTCATAGAATATATTTTTAGCTATTGGGTCTGCAATAAACATATCTTCAAGGTTTTCAATATCATCAGTTTTGTGATCTGCATAATGTGTATCAATATCGTCGACACCTGTAGCAAATCGCTCGTTTGAATATTCAAATAATTCGCATTTGAGATCATATACTTGAAGAGCCCCAGTCTGATAGAATACCGATTCATGTTCTACAAACATGACCTTAAAGAACTTATTATTCATTGGCATGTAAATCAGATCACCTTCTTTTGGACGTAGTAAAGAAGGATCGTGACGTGTTGCAAAACGCTCAAAAGTTCTATATGCAACGGTAAATGTTGCTTGATCTCGAATTTCCAATCCAAATTTTGAAAGGAAGTCACCTTGGCCACTGAAACCATCGACAGACTTGACATACATGTCCATTTGATATACAGCATCAAACACTGTTAATCTATCTTCATTCATGATGTGATCAAACGCGCTAGAAGTTCTAGTCACATAAAATGTATCAACACCGAATATAGAGATACTTTCTATTACTAAATCATCAATAAGTTGTTGTTCATTGAAATAGTTATAGTTCTGGAAAAATACATTAGTTGCCATTCATTGAATCACACTTCTATGTTTGCAATTATCATTATGATATCTTTTTATTTGAGTAGCATAATTCTCAGCTTTACACACACAGCACGTCATGATGGTCTTATTCTGTGGTTTCCCTGTCAATGTAGTTTTTAATTTTTCTCTAGTTTCAATTGACACTGGTCTGCCTTTTAGTTTTTTAATTATTTTATTTTTTGTTTCTTGCGAAAATTGTCTTTCCTTAAGATATCCTATGAGATCTGAATTTCTTTTAACTCCAAGTTTTTTTAAGCGCATCTTTTCTTTAGTTTCATTGCTATGTTTTTTTCCTTTATTAGGAGATTTTCCTATAGCTGCAAGATCATACATAATTTGAGGTCTGATTTTTGATTCTAATTCATATTGCCATTTACACCAAATATGTGCATGTGTAATTTTATTATTTTTCATCATTCTAGTTAAAGCATATTTCATTTTTATAGAATGATTTTTAAATCTGCACATTTTTATCAGAAGCCAGTGAACTAAAAAATGTTCTCTGGGTAAAAGTCTTACAAGATTACATTTAGAATTTTTGCCTCCAAGAGATTTAGGTATTATGTGGTGTTTTTCAGTATATTCTGTAATTTGAAAATTTCTATCTGCACATTTGTGTATTATGGAATAATACCATTTAGTATATTTGTTATTTAAAAAAAGTGTATCATTCATGATTAATTAACCGCTCATATTATAGACAAGTGGTTGAAGTAATTTCTTAGCTTCATCTTCCATATTTCTGCGCTCTTCTCGGGCGTCGGAAAGTATTTGTTCACCATTAAATTGAACGCCACCGACAAGTTGCATATTTGAAAACTTTGTAATATTACTTCCCCATTGTTCTTTAATCAACGCAGAAGTATAATTTTGAAGAAATCTATCACCCCATATATCTGGATTAGTTTCATCTATGGGCGCGTATGCTTCAATTATAATAAAATAACCGGGTGTTAATTTTGCTTTACTCTGATCAATATAAAGTTTATTAGTATGTTTGTTATATCTAATTAAAGGTAAGCCGACAAGCCATTCTTGAATAAAACGAATATGCGACATAGTCATATAATAGTTCTGAATAGAATAACCTGTAAGATCCTGCAAATTATTTAGAACGAATTGGTATTGTACGTTAAACATTCCAGTACCAGTTGAAATAGATGAAGATAGATCAAAAATACGAACAACACCAAGTAAATTAGCATACTCAGTATTATTTAAATCCACATAACCTTGATCTATTTCCTCTTGAGTTAACAGGTGTTTAAGGTAAACAAGATCTGAACCATTATAGTGATAATCGTTCCAAAATGTCAATGCCTCATCCACACGGTCATCAATTTGTTCATCAGAAACGTTAATTTGGATAACAGGATGCCCTAATTTTCTTAAGCAGTATTCTTTGAATTCTTTTCTAGTTCTTGGTAATGCCATTCTGTCACCTTAAAGAAGTGGGGTTTTTTCTATTTATACTACTAAAGACATTACTTTTTAGTTGACACATTCTACGGGTGTGTTATAATTGGATTATCATCCATAAAATAATACTGAATCAAATACGAATTATATCTTCCTCAATACAATTAATACCGTATTGAATTTCAACAATTCGGACTTCATCTTTTGTGTTATTAATAAGTTGATGCCATTCTTCTTTTAGAATATGTATCTCATCGTTCTTTTCTAATACAGAGCAATTTAGAGTTTCAAGATCAGTTCCATGATTTACAGTGGCAATACCATGAGATACAATCCAATATTCACTTCTTAAATTATGTTTTTGTAGGCTGAGAGATTTACCAGGTTCTACAACTAACTCTTTGACTTTGAGTGATGGACCGTCAGAATGTAAAACTCTGTAGTAACCCCACTTTCGTTCTGTTTTTGGTGTCTTCCATTCGGTTAGTATTTTTGATGATGAATTCATTTTATGCTCACCACCTACACCAAATACAAACTTAAGTCTTTTTGATTCCTCATCTGAACAAGGT